AAGGAACTCCAACATTCCTGACATATTATTTATATTTTTGTAACTCGTTAAAACTGTTGAACAGCCACATCTGTAAATTCGGTATGGCATTGTTCAAATCGTCGTCGTAATACAATTGTACAAAATCCTGAGAGCTAAAGTGTTTATTCGGATTTAGTAGAACACTTTTTATTTCTTCTTGACTCTCTTCTGGTATGTTGGGATTCTTGAGATCCATCAACTGCTTGTTGATCCTCAGCTGGTGTTCGTAGTTCTTTATCGATTCCAGTATCTTGGCTTTGCCTTCGCACTTCTCAAGTATGTTGTCGATTGTGATCTCCTCTTCGGTTCCCAATTGTGGAAAGAACTTCAGCATTGTTTTGCTTCCGAGTCCCTTAACCCCTGGTACGTTGTCGCCCGAATCTCCTAACAGTATCTTCTGCGTGAGGAAGTTTTTAGGCGTTACTCCGAATTCTTCCGTAACTGATTTACGATCGTAGAATTTCTTCTTCGTAGGAGAATAGATGTTGATCCTATCGTCCACCAACTGAAGGTAGTCTTTGTCCGATGACATGATGGTGATCTTACCGTCCAATTGGCTTGTCATCCATCCGATCACGTCGTCTGCTTCGATCTTGTCTATGGAAATAAGATCGACAGGTAGTGTCTTAAGATATTCAACAAGGCGTATAATCTGACCCTTAATAGCGTCAGATTCGTCCTGCTGAGTCTCAAATACTTCCCAATTTGTAATTTTTGTGAGTCCACGGTTTGCTTTGTATTCTGGGTATATGTATCGTTTATTTGTCGACGAACCTTTTCCGTCGAAAACTATAATCACCCTGGTGGGTCTGACCAATTTAATGGCGTAACCCAACGACCGCAAAAATCCGGTCAGACCACCAATGTGACTTAGATTCTTATCGACCCACCCTATGGCAGCGAAAGCCCTGAGGAAGGTGTTCAGCGCGTCTATCACTAGCACACGACTGTTCACTCCCGATTCTTCCTTCTCTTCCTTGAGAGAGTCGAATATTTTTCTGTATTCCGGATTCATTAATCTTCGGCATCGTATACGTCAGGAGACAGTGGAGTATCTTCTTCTACCACGTCGAAAGTACTTGAACCCAATACCTTCAACCAATCGTCGGAGTATTTCTTCTTGTAGTCGTCCAACTCCTTCTTATCGTCTTTGATGAAACCGTGTACGGTCATTATGACTTTGTCCACAGCTGTGATGCCGGTAACGTGGTTCTTGTCGCAAGAGATCCTCGTACGTTTAGCGAATTCGACCTCTTTACCGTTCTTAGTCGCTTTGATCTTGTTCGTACCCGCTCTGGCGATGTTACCGAAAGTAAGCACCAAAGAAGAGTCGAAGTACATCGTGTTTCCTCCCTTGTTGTTGAGAGTCGGTTGCGCCATCGGGTTGTCAGGCTTTGCTACCCACACTTTGTTCACTGCGACTAATGTATTAGTGTAAGGTTGTGATGCTTTACGAGAAAGCACTACGCGTTGGTTGATGAAGTTACCGAACTGCTGAGACATAGCTCCTGCGTTCCACTCGTTGTTGTTCGTTGATTTCTCAATGCTCATTCGACAAGGAATGGAACCTACAGAATCCCAGAAGAAACAGATGTCGTAAGGCAGCGTGCCTCGTTTCTGTTCGTCTAAGATGTCAGCGATGAAAGCAGACACGTCTTCGATGCAGTTTAGTTTTTCCCTATCGATGTAGAGGAAAAATCCCGTGTAGTCTACGATCTCTCCGTCGCTGTTAGCTACCTCTGTGAATTCGAAACCCATCTGCTTCGCGTGAGACCAGTCCCACTTCATCTCTGTGATTATGAACACCGGAAGTACGCCCATCTTTTGTGCTGCTACTGCCGCTTCCAATAAGGCAGTCGTCTTTCCCGTGTCGGAGTGTCCCCTCAATAGGGTGATGTGGCCGATCGGAATTCCTGGGATTTGTAATGTGTCTTGAAAAGCTTGAGACAGTTGTATCCATCTTTGATCTTTGAATACTACGCTTGTTTGGAGGTTCTTTGACTTCTTGAACTTTTCAAGGTCTCCTCCCTTTATAGCGCTAGATATTGTGCTGTTAAGTGATTCTTTTTTTGCCATATAATTGGGTTAAAAAAGCCCCTTTCGGGGCTATTTTGTTTTAGATGTTGAACAGATCATCGATCGCTGTGTCGATGCTTGCTTTGCTTGTGTTCAGCGTGAAAGCGGTTGATTCCGCTGGTTTGCTTTCTACAGCGTCTGCTTCGGCTTTGATCTCCTCTTCAGGATTCAAGTGCTTCATCAGAGACTCTTTCATCTCTTCGTAAGAGAGACGCTTGAACTGTTCTACCGGATTAGGTTGAGTTTCCAACCACAGCTTTACTTTCGCTGCGTCGTCTGAAAGCGGAGTAGATTTCGTTCTTACTCTAACAGTAGACGTGTTGTACATCAGACCGGTGGTTTCTTTACCGGCTGTTTCGATGGTGATGTCACGACCGGTGATAGGATCTGTGAAGTCCCCGATGTCTTCGTCTTCTGCGAATTTCAGTAGGTCCATGTAGACCTGCTTACCGAACTCCCACAGACGAATGCCTTTGTCCTCTTCGCCGCGAACCAACACAGGAACAAGAACTCTCATCTTCGGTTCAAGTTTCTTTGCCAATTGCCAATCGTCTTTGTTCGACGACTTACGAAGTCCTTGAGCGAACTCAACGATCGGATCCTTTTCTCCGAAGGTGATCGGACTGACCATAGTTCTGTTGTTGATACCGTAGTGCATGTACACCTCTTTGAAAGGGTTCGACTTGTTGAACGTCGAAGGCACGATACGCACCGAATGTTTTCCCACGGCTGGACGCCAGAGAGTTTTCTCTAGGTCACGCTTTTGTCCCCCACGTGGATTCTGTAGGGCCGACAGCTTTTGTTTGATTGCGGATATATCCATAACTTTACGTTGTTTAGTACAATAGTAAACAAAAAAGAGAGGATAGAGAAATCTATCTCTCGAGTCAGAGATTCACTATCTTGTGAATCGCGGTGTTTATTCTTTTGAGTCCGTCTCCCTGTGTCAGCAACACAGAGTTTTTGTAGTCCTCCCAGTTGATGGGAAACTTGGTGTCCAATACTCCTTCGTTCAATTGCTTGATCAGGGTGTTTAGGGCGTTTATCGTATAGAGCGTGTTAGATTCCTTCTTTCTGTGCAACAGTATTGTGTTTGGAAGTATCTTTGTCGTTGGACCTTCTACTTCTATGTTGTACGTGCACAGGAACTCGTTTGAGTCTGGGGAGGAAAGCACGAATATCTTCTTATATAGGATTGTGTACTGCCCCGTGATGTCGTTGAGGGTTTCCTCAAGACCTTCTTTGGAAGAGAAAGTACAAAATAACTTGTTCATTATAGCTTCTTGCGTAAGTTCGATTTCTTTTAAGTCTGTTATAACCATTTTTTTGCTGTTAATAAATATGCGTGTGTCTAGTTAAATGCGTAACTGGTGCCGTACTTGAGCTTTACCGGAGTGTTCCCTGCTTCCAGGATAGATTTGATTTCCTTGAGAAGATGCTTGCCATCAAGCTGGGAGAAGTCGAACAGGAACGAATCGTACGTGATCAGGATCAGCTTGGTGTTCCTGTCCTCCAGAAGTTTATTTACTTGGGATATCTTCGCTGTGTTCTCTTTGGTCTCAAGGTTCTGGACTATGTAGTTGAAAAGCTTCAGCTTGTTCATGCCAGGGGAGTACCTAAGTATTCTACCTGTCGGTAGAGTCAGGGCTTTTTGATCTCTATACAGATTCCACTGCTTCTCTACGTATTGGTTCAGTGAAGCGAAGAAGTCGATGTCTCTGTACTGTTCTTCCACTCCTCCGTAGAGTTGTTTGAAGGTTATCGTCTTGGATTCTTTGTATTGTTCCTCTGTCAGTTCGTCTACACCGAAATACTGTCTACCGAGGTAAACGTGCATCGATTCTTTGGGCAGTTCGAAACCCGTCAACGATGATATCAGTCTGAGGTGGTAAGCGTCGAAGTCGAATTCTACCAAGAAATCGTTCTTCGGTACGAAGCACTCTCTGAACTT